GCCTGTTGTTGGGTTATCTGAAGAACGTAAAGTAGTTCTTGCCCAACCAACTGCACACGATCCACTCCCAGAAGTAAATTCAACTTCGTAATACCATTTACCTGATGATTGAGCAAAAGTTCCTTGTGTGTTTATATTGTATGTTGAACTTTGTGACCCTGCTGCCTGTAAATTTCCATTTGAAAGTGTCGTTTGACCATCTTTTTTAACTGAATTAAGAGTACAAAAATTATTAGTAGGTGTATCTTCTAGAGAATCATTACCAGCACCAGCAGCTACAGAAAAATTATTTGGTGTGAAGTTGTTGCCGTTACCACTTGAATCTTTTCCAAGTGTTGTTGCAGTCGTTCCAGAATTGTCTGAAAAATTCAAATAAAATCCATTTGTTCCATAACTTCCGCCATATTTTTTAGGAATCCATTGACCTGTTAGTGCGTCTGTTTCTGCAAAAGATGATGGTGTTAAAGCAGTACCATCAACAAAATTAATTTCTGCCAAATACCCATCAAAATAATTACCAGCTTGCCTTCTTCCTATGTAATAAGTTGTGCTTGAATTATTGAAATAATCAACATAGGCATTTTGACTTGGATCACCTACTGTATCGCCTCTATCTTGTAAAACTCCATTTACATAAATTTTTTGTCTATTAGTACTTGTGCTTTGAGTTGTATCTACAGCATAAACAACATGATACCAAGCGGAAGGATCTCTAAAAACTCCTGTAGTATTTATCCAATATGTAGAAACAATATCAAAATATAAGGTTTGATTAAAAAATTGACCCATGTGAGTGTTTCCAGAAGAACCAAAAAAAGTTCCTGCATTAGTTCCTGAAGGAATATTTCCAAGTTTTATCCAAAAACTTATTGTAATTTTTTGAGAAGAACCGCTTGTATTTGAACTTGGCTGCCTTGATAAATAAGGACTATCATCATCATTAAACCTTAAACTACGTTCTACTTCGTATGCACTAGCAGCCCCAGAAGCTCCTATTCTTATTGCATCATAAAAACCCATTTATTTAACGTCTAAAGAAACTGCACAATGAATAACGTTACTGGATAAGATTACATAATCTATTCGATCAACCGCAGCGGCAGCCGTTGATAATGTTGGTGCTGTACCGCCTACAAATTTAAACGCTGCGTTAAATGAAGCTGTCCTAGACCCAGTACCATCTTGTGTAATAAATATCGAACCAGCCTGACCTACTACTTGATTACTTGGTGCGGCAAATGTTCTATTACCACCAAGCGTTACTGAATGATGACAGGCTGTAGCCATGTCTATAGTTATTGTTGCTCCATCTGAAAGGGCTGTTATATTAGCTGCTGCCCCTCCTGTAAGTGAAACTCCACCGCTTGCTAGTTGAAATTTAGTAGATCCACCTAATTGGAGTTTTAAATCTCCTGTTCCAGCATCATTAATAATCGAATCACTTGAATCATGAAATATTTCTAAATCCGCACCTGTACCAAAAGTTGCTTTAGCGTTATCAGCAAATTCAAGAGCATTATCTGATCTGTCAAAAACTACGTCTCTTCCAGCAGTAGCACCATCAAAAGTTACATCCTCTTGAAATATATTTGTTGAAGTGAAAGTATTAGCTGCTGACAATCCCGCATGACCAAAGTTTGTAAGGCTTACATCACCTAAAGTAATCGCTGCGTTATTAGCTGCGTTTTGTATTTTTAAAGTATTGCCATCAACAAAATAAGAATACGCACTAAGACCAATAGAAGGTGTACCAGAACCTTGATTTAATGTGGATAAAGCTGCAATTATTTGATTTAACTTTGTACGAACAACAAGACCAGTACCATTATCAACTGTAAAGCCAGATCCCCCAGTATTATCAACTCTTGCCATTAGCTTTTACTTTTTTTTTAAGTATATCCTAAATATTACCCTTTACCAAAACCAATAGCAGTAAAGTTAAAGTTTCTGTCAACTGAACTTCCAGAACTATTTTTAAAATGAACAGTAAAACCTGTAGAACCAATACTTGTTAATTCAAAGAAGTCACCAGAAGCCATGTTAAATGCAGTAATTCCTATTGCTGGTGGATTAGAATTAGCACCTAATAAAGCACTTGTTCCTGTGAAGAACGGATGGTCAAATGTTATAGACTTTGCCCCTGCTCCTGACGCAATAGTTGTTGTACTTTGTTCAACCCTTCTCTGAAATTCTGCAATATATCCTAACTGGCTTACTCTTATATCCTGTGTAGTATCTTTTGTTGTTAATACGCATTTAAATTTAAATGTTCTTCCTTTATATGTTCCATTAGCAAACTTTTGAAAATTATTATAACTACTACCATCTTGTGAGCTTTGTAAAAATACTTCTGCATTTGTATCAACACTGGAAGAACCATCAAAATCTTGTCTAGCATCAAAATTTGATATTGAATCAATAAGATCAGCAGAATAAACAGATGCAGTTAAAATATGTTTTTTTAAATCAAGACTATAAACAGCACCCAAATCTAAAGTCTCATTAAATAAATATGTTCCAGTTGTAGATACTCCACCTATATCATCAATAGAGGTTTCAGAGTCAATATCTGTACTGCTGTCAAAATTGCCTGTTCCAGCTAAACTTATTGCACCAGTTCCAGAATCAAACCCAACATTAGTTTTTGCACCTTGAAATTTTGGACTATCTGAATCTTCTCTTCTTGTCTGTACTAATAATTTAGGTTGTGCTTCTGGTAAATCTATTACAATACTTGTTTCTCCTGTACTGAATCTATCTCCATCATCTTGTGATTTTAAAATATATTCACCTTCTAAAAGAGGTACTACTTTTTCTGTAGATGCTCCACTTAATGCAAAAACAAGGTCAGTAGCGTCTGAAAAATTTGCAGATCCGTCTGTTTTTGGACTGTGACGTACATGAATACGCCCTCCAGCACGAACATCTTGATCTGGTACAGCATCCCATCTAAGTCTTATTTCTTTATCAGATATAGGTTCATAAGTAAGGTTTGTAATATCAGAAGGTGGAGCAGTTTTACCAATAGCACTAAATGTAAGTTCTGCTGGTGTTCTTGATGGCTGTGCTAATCCATTAAAACTAAATACTCTAAATTCATAAATACCATCACTTGTATTAAATATTTCTGCATCACTTGATATAGTTTCTATTTTTTTAAAATCACCATTAGCAAATCTATACTGCACTTCATATTTAGTAGCAGCAGTTTGTGGTTGCCAATCTAAAATTATTTTTGATACTGCTTTATTATTAATAACAACAATTTTTTCTGTTGCATTTAAACCTACTGGTGGATCTGCAATTTGTGTAAGTGTAGATATATTTCTTGTTGGTAATGCTGTACCATCTTCTACAAAAGCATATTTACCTTCATTATGTTTTATGGCATTAATAGTATATGTAGTATCATCATTTTCTGTTATTGTAACTATCCTCCATTGCAAAGGTTGTAATGATGCAGTTTCTAAAATATAAGGTGCGTTAGCATTTGGTGCAGTTGAAAATGCAGATGATACTGTTATTGTTGCAGAACTAATATTAGATATAGTTTTTGTTTCCATACTGCCATTAGGTAATATTACAGATATTGATGGACTTTCTGATATATCAGGGATATTAGTATTTGCAGAATCATCTAAAACTACAACTGTTGTACTGCTTACACTATTTAATAACCCACCTCTTCTAGTATTAGATTTTAAACTGTCAGCAACTTCTATTACATCACCAGGTCTTACTAAAACACCAGCAGCAATAGTAGTTGTAAATGTACAAGTTTCACCACTATTTTGTTCATTAAATAAAAACCATCTTCCTAATCTTCTTGCCTGATTACGGCTTGTTGTAGCAAATGCTTTTATATTTTTAACAACAACTCCATATTTTGTTTGCGTTGCAGAATCAGCCTCAACAGTTTCAATATCCATTTCCTGTGTAACCATATCTAAATATGAAACATTAATTACTGTATGCCTTGTCTTTAAACTTGAGCCAAAATAAATAAAACCTTCTTCTGTTACATTTGCATTATTAAATAAATAAGAAGGTGTTTTTGGTGCATCCTGTGATATTTCTATTGCACCTGCAGCATAAAAAGGCATTGCCCTCATTACACTACATAATTCACCTATAAGGCTATATGCTTCTTTTGCTTGTGTGATATTAACATTACAACTAAATCTAGGTTCTGTAGAACCTGTACCAGAACCATCATCTACCTGTTCTCCACAGTATTCACTAACAGTTTTAAAAGCATATTTATCAATTGTAGATTCTGCAAGATTACAGCCATAGCGTTCAGAAATTAAAAGATCGTAAAGTATCCACGAAGGATCTGAACACCATTCTTTGTCAGCCTTAAATGTTCCATTCCAAGTACCTGCATATGTAATTGATCCGTCTGTAGAACTTACAGTTGCATTTACTGGTATTTTTACCTTTATTCCCCTTATTTTGTATACTCTTGATGGTATACGTGGAAATTGTTCTGCATTAAACCTAAGTGCAACATGGGCTGTATTAGGATAAGCATTTTGTTCAAAAATAATATTAGTTGCAGAAGAAAAAGCAAATGCATTTACTAAATTACTTTGTGTACTATCTGCTGTTACTCTTTCTACTCTTATCTGTACAGGAAAAGATGTAGTAGATTTTAAATTTATTAAATAATCCCTAAAATAAGCATTTGTTGATCTACCTTTTACTGTGTCATCAATAATTGTTGTTGTTGTGCCATCATTTTCTATTGTTTTTATTAATAAATTTACTTCTACACCATTAATATCACCATTATCTTCAAACTTCTGCATAGAAGGGAATCTTAAAGTAACTCGAACAGCATTTATATCACTTGAACTTACTGTATGAGTTACAGGTATACCTGTTGTTACTGTTGTACCTATACCAACTTCTGTTTCAATATTTTTTATACCAGATATAAAGGTTTGATTAGCTGTACCAGTTTTAAAATCAAAACCTACATCTTTAAAATTAAAATCACTATCCTGTGGTGCTGTGTTACTTGCTGCAGCCTGTAGTATAGGAGTTTGATTCAAAAATATATCTTTTTTAAATGCATTAAAATATGCTGCAGATGTTTTATCAGTAATTCCATCTTTTGATGCTGTTGCACTACCTTCTATTTCACCTTCTGATATACACTCAACAATCGTATTAAATTGTTTAGAAGATAATGCACCACTAGGTAAATCAGGGTTATTAAATGTTGTATTTTGGTTAAATTCTTGTATTGCCATTAGTTTGTACCCTCTACCTGTACTGTATCAACTCCATTTGACACTACAATACTTCCAACTAATATTTCTCCATATGCAATATTAACAGGTACACCAGCATTACTAATATTAGTAAGCCCTGTAAAAGAATAGTTTGAAGCTAATGCAGAAGGGTCTAAGCTGTCCTGACCACTTACAGGATTTCTTGTATCTTGCTGTGGTGCTAATAAATCATTTGCACCTTTTAAAATTAGACTTGTTGCAACATAACCCACAACTGTACTAATTATTTTACTAGCTATGTATTTTTTTGCACCATATTTTAACGCAAGCCCTAAAACTAAAGTAAAAAAATTACCATGAACAACAGGAATTATTTTTATTTCTTTTTCTGTATTAATATTTAATAAATCACTTGTTATAGTTTTTGCACCAATCTTTACAATGTAAAACTGTTCTTTCATATGTTCTTCTATACCCTTAAAATTGCAATATAAAAAACTAAATGCTTCTCTTGCATTATTGACATCAGCTTCAAATGTAGATTGCCCTAAAAATTTTCTTAGTTTTCCATAAACTGTAATTTTTTTAAGCATCTACTTCACAAGGTTGTATTACTATCATTTTATCTAAATCTGGACATACGAGATAAAAAGGTAAATCTATTGACTTACAACTATATTTATCCTGTTCAGAAAATTCTAATATGTTTTGTGGGTGTGAATGAACTATACCAACTATTTCAGCACCAGTATCTTCTGCATTAGCATAGTCATCTGGATCTATAACAAAAGATTCTGCTTTAATTTCATATGATATATTTTTACATTTATAGTATTCATACCCTTTTTCATTTTTTAAAAACAAGCCACAACATTCATTAGGTACACATTCTTGTGCGTGTTTTATAGCTTGCTGTTTACATTTTTCATCCATATCTAATTAATAAAAGTACCAACACCAGGAAAATCTTTTCTTGTAACTTGTCTTAGTGGTAGTTTTACGTGCTGTAAATCTTGTTTACCTACTAATTCAAATTCTACAACTGCCCTACTTTCTGTAACTTTTCTATCAATTTCATATATTTCCTGTGGGTTTTCATCACTACTAGGTGTTCCATATGGATTACTACCACCACTAAAATTAGCTGCATCTAAATTATCTGCCGTTGTAGTTATTCTTTTAAATTGTGCTTTTAATAAATCATTATGTTCTGTTACTAAGTTAGTTGCTAATAACAAATCAGTAACACGTATAACACTACCTAATCTACTAATACCGCCTAAATTAGACATTTTTAACTTAGGTCTAGGTATTTGACCAGTACCAGCATATTCAAAACCTGTTGCTTCTATTGGAAATCTTTGATATGTATTAGATTGCCATATTATGTCTGCATTACTATTAAGATTAACACCAGAATGAAACCTGTATATTATTGGCACATTAGATGGATTACCAGTTGCATAATGTAAACCTTCAACTAGCTGTAATTCAAATAATTCAATAATAGAATTAGGGTTAATTTTTTGTAACTCTGATACAGGTATAGGCATTTAGGGTTCAAAAACCTCACGAAATTCACAGGTTATACTAGCTCTATTTGCATATCTAATAACTTTTCTATGGCTATCACATATATATTTTTTACTAGCAGATTCACCAGGTGCGGTAAAATCAAATGATGCATTATCAACTGCCCTATCTGTTAAAAAAGTTTCTATAGTATCTGCTTCAGCTTCAGTAATATTATTAAAAGCAACAGATAACGTAAAAGGATTTTGATTTAAACCAATAGTAAGACGTTGTTCATAACCATCACCTAATTTTACAACCTGTTTTAGTGGTGTTTGTGATTTTGTAAAACCAAAACTAGGTTCTATAGAAGGAAAAGTAGCCATAATTTATGCAGCAGATAATAAACCACCTGGTCTTTGTTGTATCAATAACTCATTTTGTACTGCATTTGCAATAGCTTGTCCAAGTTGATTTCCTTCATTAGCATTACCACTTACATCTGTTGATGATGCGTCTACAGAAACATTTATAACAGTACCAGTATTACCTGATGCCTGTACCCCTAACTTACCATTACTACCTCTAGAAAGTGGTAAAATCGCCTCTGCACCTGCCTCACCCATAAGACCCATACCATTAGCCATAGGAAATAATGTAGGTTTATTTACAACACCGCCATAAGCGTATTTCTGTACCTTTCCATCAACAAACGCATTACCATCTGCATTGCCAAATAATCCACCTATAAAATTTGTAAGTGGTTTTGTTATTGATTGTTGTATTGCCATACGTGCCATATCAGATATTATTGATCTTGTTAAATCTTTAAAATTAAGTTTCCCTGTTTCTACAAACTTTACTAAAGCATCTTCCATTCCTTTTATTCCTTTAATTACTACATCTGCCATAGATTCTTTTAAAGATTTGATGCCATCACCAAAAGTTTTTAACTTATCTCGCATTGTTTGACCAAATGACTTATCAATAGCATTACCTGCACCATCAGCACTATCTTTTATATCTTGAAAATAACTAGCAGGTGCGTTTGTTGTCCCACTAAATAATTCTTGTATTTTATTAAAACTTTCAGTAAACCTATCAGAAAAACCTTTTGTAAAATCTTCTCCTAATAATGCTGTTAAATTACTTTTTTGTTGCGTTTTAAATCTATTTCCCAAGTCTTTTGCAATATTGCCAGCACCACCTAACAATTTCTGTACAAAAGGTGGTATTTTTATACTGTCAAAAAAACCTTGTACACGTTTTGCTGCTGTTCCTAAAACTCTAATTACTTCATCTACTAATTTTACAGTTGCAAATATTCCAATAGATATACCTCTTATACCTATTTCAATAGCCTTAAAAAATCCACTAAAATCATTTTCTGCACTAAACAATTCACTAAATACACCAACAATGGTATTTAATGATGGTAGTAATGCATCTGTAAGTTGTTTTCTAAATCCATCAAACTGTATAGCTAAAACTGCTATCTGATCATTAAAAAACTCTGCGTTTTGTGCAAATTCATCTGATACTGCATAATTAAATTCTTCTAATGACGCTGCACCACCATTAAGTAAGTTTATTAAATTAGCTCCTGACCTACCAAATATTTCCATAGATATAGCTGCTTTTGTTGCACCATTTTCCATAGTTGCAAACCTATCTGCAACTTCTCCTAATACTTGTTCACTTGTTTTAAATGTGCCATCTGTACCTCTTACAGATATTCCTAATGAATCAAAGCTATCTTTATAAGTAGCAACACCCTGGTCTGCTTCCCTCATTGATTGTGCTAATCTTTTTAACCCTTTGTCTATCGTTTCCTGACTAACACCTGCTAATTTACCAGCATTTACATATGCCTGTAATGTATTAGCTGCAATACCAGTTTGATCTGCCATCTTACCAAAACTATCTGCACTATCTATTGCACCTTTCACAAGACCTACAAAAGCACCACCAGATATTAATAAACCAAAAGCAGCAAAGGTTTTATTAAGACCACCCATTGCTAACCTTAAATTCTTTACCCTTCCTGATACGCCTTGCATAGAGTTACCAAGACGTTTTATAGAACTTGCCCCTACGGTTTTTGCTGCTACTACTAAATCAAACTTTGCCATATTATTTATCTCTGTTTAATGCCTGTAATGCTGCAGCTTCCATAACTTGTAGATTTTCTAGCATTGCAACAGTATCTTCTACTAAATACAGTTTAATCATTTCTACCACAGATGTATAGTCTAATCCAATAATTCCATTCATTCCTACACGCCATTGTGTCTGACACCGTAAGAACATTTGTACAGTTTCCCAATTTTGTAAATATACATAATAATTATTATCTATTTCTTTTTTTTCTGTTTTTATTCCTAATACTGCATCATCTTCTGCTGTTTTATCTATGACAGTAGAGCCAACAGCCCAATACTCACCTGCCCCTATTAGTTTTTTTCAAAAATCTGTTGATTTGATTCCATAAATGCAAAACCTACAGCAGTAGCAAAACCTCTTACCTCACATAACTTATTAAGGTTAGATTTATTAAATTCTACTTGTGTACCATCTGCTGCTTCCATATCTTCCCAACCTACTAATATTTCTTTTGTAACATCAATATCATCTATCTGTTTATCTTCCACCATTTTTATCATTTCCTTAAATCTTGATTGAGTAATATTTTTAAATAAAGCAGTAAAAACCTCTGTATGTACAGTTCCATCTTTATTTACATTAACTTCTACTTTCCATTTATAAAATGGACTTTGATCTAAAACAAAAGGCATAAAAATCTAGTAACTATTTACTAGGGTATACCCTAATTTAGGTAAATACAAGGCTAAATTCATTATTAGCTGCAGCAGTTGGTGTTGCATAAAATGGAAGACTAAGCATTGTTATTCCATCTGATTCTTCATATGTAGGTTGCCCTAAATCTGTCTGTGGACAAGATACTGTTACTTTATTACCTGCAGAAGTTCCATGTAACCATGTGTTTGTACCAGTTGATGTGCCAGTATAATCTGTAAAAAAGTTATGGGATGATAAAGCAACAGCTTCTATAACTGCTGTACCTGATGGTCTACGGTCTGTAATCAATACTTCTTTTGTACCACCTACCAATTCTCTATAAATAACTTCATTATTAAAATCTAATGACCAAGATTGTAATGCTGCAGCAAAACCAAAAATAGCAAAGTTTGATGTACTGCCATTTTTAAATATTAATGGTGATGCCTGGTTACTTATAGTTGGTGTAGGTAATGCAGTATCAGTAGGTGCATTAAATATACCTGTTAAAGAAAAACTAATACGTGGAATATTATTTACTTCACAATTAATACTGAAAGTACCTCTACAACCTGTAACCATATGTCTGACACCATCATAGTTAACAAACAAAGTAACACTAGAAGAAGGTGTAGTAACTGGGGCATAAGTTACTGATGTAGAACTAACAACTGTTTCTGATAATGCACACGCTTTTAATATTGCTCCGTATTTAGGTGCTGTACCAGCAGAACCACTACCAGACATTTCTACATCAAAAGTTACATTAACTCTTGTATTAGCAGGGATAACTTCATAATTACCCATATATGGCCTTATTAAATCTCTACTTACTTCATCACTAACAATAGGTTCTATATTCAGATCAATTACCTGTACATAGTTAGCTGAACCAGTAGGTGTAGGGTTTGTGCCATAACTTGATTCAGCTTTAGCTAATATGCTTCTTTTTCTGTGTAGCTTTGGCATTGTCAATTCAAATCAGTATGTTTATATAATATAGGTTTTTAGTAAGAAACACCATCTATTGCGTTAAATCATCAACTTCTGTTCTATATCGCACTATATATTCAACGCCTATAACTCCTCCTGGTTGGTCAGCGTCTAACAATTCAAATGATGTATCAGATGGTTGTACATCTATTGCTAAATTATTAACTGTCAAATCTGCCATTATTTTACTGTGCAAACTTTCAACAGTTGCATCTGCCACGTTATCAGGAATATCACCCCTTACTATTACACTTACCCTTACTGTTAAAAAATGGTCAAGAGTAGGTAATGATGTATTTTGTTCAACAGTATCACTAACAGGTTCTAATATTAATGCAGGTGATTCACCTCTTGTTAATGGTACTGTTCTACTTCTATAAATACGTGTACTAACTGCTGTTGTATTTGCAAGAACTGTTAATAGTCTTGCCATAATTTGTTCACGTTTAGTTGTCATGTTTTCTGTATACTGATTTCACAAAAAATACCATCATCTAGTTTTCTTAATTCTCTAACTGTATACGCAACAGAATCTACTGTTATTGATGCACCTGCAATTAGACTTCCAAAATCACTAACTTTAGCTGTTAGTTGATAATCTGTACTGACAATTTGATTACCTGCAAGAACTAAATCAGGTTGTTCTAATATTCCATTTGCCGTAGTACCACCAGATGTACAACTAACCCCAAAATCATTAAGGTATGCAGATTGTGTTGTACTGTTCTCTACTAATGCCATTTAATTTTTATCTACTATTTTTTTTACCTTTGGTTTTGGTGTATAAACTTCAACTCTTCCCATAGAAATAAGTAATTCTGCATCTGTTTCTGATACATCATAAGTTTGCCCTGCTTCTAGGCTTATGCCACTAGCACAAACATTTTTTAAACATTTAATTTTCATAAAAAAAAAGGGGTTTTTACACCCCTAATAGTAAACCAATTATGTGGTTACGTCTAAGATTGCAGCAAATGATTGTGCATGACGAACAGCAACATCAAATGCAACTACACCCTTTATACTTACCAAATTTTTGGAGAAGTCATCACCGTCCTCACCTGCAGTAATTTCAATACCAGAACCGAATAAGCCTAATATTGCTTGTGAGAAGTCACCCATAACAACAGCAGAACAAGAACCAGATGTAGAACCTTTTGTTAGGTTGCTTGGTACTTGATTTGTCATAGCTAAAGGATAACCATTAACAACTAATGGTGTACCACCTCTACCTATTGCCTGTAAGTTGTTATTTACTAAGTACTCACCACCAGATGTTTTTAGTTTCTTGATAGCACCTAATACTTTAGCGTTAGTTACATAAGAAATAGAGTCAGCATTAACAGCAGCATTATCTTCCATCATGGCTGTTTCTAGGTCTACTAAAGCATCTACTGTAATAGCACCACCGTTAGTACCCATAGCAACAGAACCAATACCAGAAGTTTGCATGATACCTGTAGGCTGACCTGATGAACCAGTACCATTTAAGATACCTAAATCAAGACCAACATTAATCCCACCTAATATATCCGTGCGGACTAAATCCTCGATCCCTGGGGTTGCTTGGATAAGCATATTCCTAGAGAATTTTGACAATGTTCCTAATGTTTTAGGTGTCATTGAAATCTGATCAAATGTACTTTCTGCCTGAGATAGTGCTGCAGTTTCACTTGATAGATAACCAGTTGATGCAACGCCTGATCTTCTAGGTATCGCAACATCACCAACTAAACCTGATAATGTCTGTACACCTAAACCAACCATTACTGTGCTGTTTCTTAATGCTTCTATGAAGTCATCAGCTAGTAAATCTGTTGCAACAATATTTCCACCAGTATTAGCACCTGATGTTACATAAGTAGCTCTTTTTGCTAATGCACTATAAGGAATAAACAGAGAAGATTGGCTGTTAGATCTTTGAGAATCTTTTGCAATCTGCTGTGAAATTTCTTTTGCAAAACCAGATGCTTTATCTGACCAATCGTTTGTTAAAAGACCTCTAATACCAGATGTGATTTTGTAATCTCTAGCATACTGTTCTTTTTCTTTTGGTGATAACTGCTCTTCAATAGGCTTTGCAGTTTCTACTGGCTTTGCATCTATTCTTTCTAAGATTGCCTGTCTGCATGAATCTACAGATGATCCGTTATTAATTAATTGATCTGCAAGATCATCAAAACCACGTTTAGTACACATGGCATTAATTTCTCTAATTCTTGTGCGTTCTGCTGATTGAGCTTTTTTTGAAGCTTCACTACGCACAACCTCTAAATCTGGTTGTTCTTTGGACATAGTTTCTGTTTTTTTAGAATTGGACAGTTGTGCATCAAGTGATGCAGCGTTTACACGCTTATCTTCTACTATATCTTGTTTTTTAGCACTAGGCATGGTGTTTTCATCAATTAACCCTCTAGAAATACCTACATCTGGGGCTGCTGGGCTTGCAACAACACTAACTTCATGAGGTTCCCATCTTGTTGCTAAAAATGCGTTATTTCCATCTATTTCACGTTCTTCCATCTCTAAAATACGATATCCTACGCTTATCGAGCTTAAAATGCCGTCATCTATATCTCTTTTTACCTCTTGTGCCTTTGCATTTCTGCTTAGTTCAACAACTGCTCTACCTTTCTTCTTTTTTTCGTCTAAATAAGCATTTCTGACAATTCCTATCACCTGATCCATATTATGATTCCATAATACAGGTGCAACCCCTCCATTTAACCTGCTGAAATCAATAGAACCCTGTTCATGACTTAATATTTCAGTACCAAAAGTACGCTCTACAGGAAATTCAGAACTAAAGCTAAATTCATATGTATTATCTTCTTGTGAAGAAAAAGATGTCTCTCCACTTCTTTTTAATACAGTTGTAATACTTCTTAACGAATCTATCTTAGTTAGTGTGCTGAATTTGTGACCAACCTGTACATCTGTCTTTTCAAACTCTCCATCATCTTCTCTGAATACACTAATTAATGCAGCAGGGTCATCTTCTGTACCAGTAATTTCAAATGAGCTATCAGGTACATTTATAGTCCCATCACGTTCAATACTATCTATCTGCCCTCTTGCAATACCACCGCTTGCGTTCCATCTGACATAATCACCTACAGATAATTCATCTGGTTCTGCACGTTTAGCTTTTGCACGTTTTGTTTTTGGCATAGCATCATTGTTTCTTAATTGTTTTATTCTAGCTGATTTTGCATCAGAAAAACTTTTACCTGCATCACCACCCCAGGCAGCCCACGCTACTCTGCCTTTACTAGGGTAGCCATCTTCATCAGGTGTAAAGCCTTGTCCAGTTTTATCTGATTTATGTCTTGCAAACCATGCTGACATTTCAATAACAACCTGTGGGCTTAATTCATTACCACTTAATATTTGTGTTGCCCTTCTACGTGCAACTTCTGTACCGCCTGCTTCTCCTTCTGCTTTCCAATCTCTATATCTTTGTGCTTCCTCCCTCATACCTTTTGTAGGCATTAGGTCTATTTTTGTGCCATTAATAACTGCCATCTTTACCGTCCGCTACATTTTCTGCATCTTCACCTGTTGGTGGTTGCGTATCACCAAAAGGATCAACAGTATTAATAGGTTTAAATTGTGAACCACCTGATTTATTAACAGCACTCGGATCTGAGTCAGTTATGATATTTAACTCATCAAGTTTTGCCAGTTCTGCTTGTCTAGCAATTAACATTTCCTCTACATCTCCACCATTTTCTGCAATACATTCTGATAATGTTTTCAAACCTGATCTTATAGCGTCACGTTGTGCAGCAATTTCTTTTTGAGGGTCAATATATGAATATCCCCTACATACCCATCTAACTTTTTCATATACTTCTGGTGTTGTTGAATATGTTGGCAAAGATAAAGTACCGCTTAATACTGCCATTTCTAACCATTGCTCAAATAAAGGCTGGTAAAAACTTTCCTTTAACATCTTCTGTATTGTTCTCCAATTATCTCTATCCTGTAACATCGCTAACCTGCTACTACTGTAATTAGATTGTGAATAGTCAGAACTTATCGCTTCAAAACTACAACCCAAACCACTAGCCATACTACGCAACATAGACCTGACAAAAGGTTCAAATTCACCATTAGCTTTGTCTAAATCAGGTACAGATATAGATTCTCCTGGTGCTAAATATTTAAATGTACCTGGTTCAAATCCACTAACACGTTCATAATCAAATACTTCACCACCTACATCTAGTTCACCTTCTGGACTTGTAATAAATCCCATTAATGCACTACTTGCACGTTGTCCTACAACTGTTGCTTCTATATATCCATCTAATTGATGTAAATGATTTATTGCACTTGCTAAAAATGGTACACCCCTATGCTGACCTGGTCTTAATGGCAAAAATAAATGTATAACATCTTTTGCAGCTACAATAATATGTCTATTCTCTTCTGGAATTGTTGCAAAATTAGTATCACCAGGATGTTTTCTAAGAAAGGCAAAACTAACAGCCCTACCTTCGGGACTTAGTTCTATTCCTAAACGCCATACATTTTTATTATTTTTTGTAGCACCTTTATAATCTTCATCTAACTGTTCTGCTTCTAATACCTCTAATGAAAATGGTATTTTACTTCTACCAAATGCTTTTCTATGTATAACTATAAAACATTCTCCACTTTCTATCATTGATCTAACAGCTAATCTTTCCAATTCAGAAAAACAAAGAACACCACGTATATCACAACTATCTTTTCTACCCCATCTACTCCATTCACTCTCTATACTTTCATTTATTCTTGTATTAGGTGTACCGCCACGTTGACTTTTAATTTGTGCTTGCATTGTTACACCCTGACCAACAATTTGATTAGTTGCATATCTTATGGCTTGTGCAGCATAATTATTATTACGTACTAAATCATGTACACGTTTTCTAAGAGTGTTTATAGAATTTTTATAACTTTGGTCAGGTGAAGATAAAGGTGTTACCCAACTTAAATTAGTGCGGTCAAATTTTGCACCAGAATACATTCTTTTTAAGCGATTTCTACGCTTATTTAGATCATCATTAGAGGAAATTAGACCCCTCCAAGCATTAATTAAGCCCATTTAACTTACCTAAAAGCGTACATAGAGGTTTTTAGGATCTCCTAAACCCTGACTTATTAAACTATACCGCTTTTCGCTTGCAACTCTACTTTTTAATTTAGCCTGTAAATTTTCTAACTTATCTAAATCTATTCTTTTAAATGTTCTATTACCAATACTGTATTCCTGTGCCTTATCTTCTACCATTGCTCTAATAGCAGCAGTAACAGCATCTAAATCTTTTTCATTCTGTGTTCTGTTATCAATAGCAGCAGGTGTACCAGTATATTGTAATGATTGTTTTACTGTTAATTCACCACTACCAATTTCAAATACTTTTGCACCCTTAAATGCTCTAACTGACCAAAACCAATTACCTGCAATAAATTCTGCACTTGCAGTAGCACTTATAGAGAACTGCCAACCAGAACTATTTGAATATTGTGTACCTGTTGCTGTATGACCTTCACTAGATGTATTTGTACGTAAATAATACTCTAATGTCCAATCAGGACTACTAATAGTTTCATTTATTCCAGCAGTAGTTGCTTCATCTACCCATTCAATAGTAGTACCAGCAGTTATTTCACTAGGTAAATCAGATTTAAACATAGTTTTACCAGTTAGTTACAAAATCAGTTTTACGTGTTCTCTTTATTGTACCTTTTTTTTGTTTAACTACATTATCTGTTTCATTAATTTTATCTTCTAACTGTTGCCATACTGTATTTCTATTAAATGGACTTATATATAAACACATTGCTGCATAACTATATACCCATGTATCTAAACACTCATTCCTTACCCCAGAAGGTAAAACCCATTGTGGTACTTGAAAACCACTCCTATTAGTTTTTAATATCTGTCTTTCTGCTGTTATCTGTTTAAAAAATTCTTCTGTTGTACTTGCATGAAAATGTACATAACCATAACTACCTATTTTATTATTCTTTAATCTACCCATCAAAGTATTTTTTATAGTATCTACACCTAATGGATAAACCTTACCTCCTTTTTTTATTGCCTTGTTAGCTTTCCTAAAATTAATATCTACTCTTGTAGGTCTACCTATAGCAGGTTTATTAGCCTGTGATTGACCTTTAATAGCAATAACACCCTGTGCTACTTTTTCTCTTGCAAATTGGTATGCCTCTTGTGTATGTAAACCACCTGAGTCAACAGCCGTAATAACAGGTACTAAACTTTTACCATTCTCATGTTCATACTGTTGATTAATAACAATTTCTAATTGCTTCCATACTTCTGCCTGATGTGGATCACCATATAAAACAATATGATCTATAAAAAATGATTCCTCTCCTTTACCCCAACCCCATGTGCTTACTTCTAACCTGTCTACCTGACAGTCAACACCCTGTGTAAGAAATAAAACACCTTCTGGACAAGTTGCCTGTTCATAACTTTCACATCTTTTTAACAACCCTTCTGCACTCATTGCACTTACATAATCTGTTTCAAAAGTTTCTGCTAAACGTGTATTCACAAAAGTTTTTATTAAAGGTGCATCACCTTTTGCCTTATTAAATTCCATAACCGCTTCTTTCCAACTAAACCAACCTAATGGACTATATAAACCATTTAATCTAAAACCTGCTGTTATACCATCTCCTTTTTTCATAGCCCTCCATTCACCCTGTCTTAACATTTTTGTTTTATGACTCTCATCAAATAAACCTTCACAATGTATACATTTATATTTAACATTATTCACATCTTCTTTCTGTAATTGTTTCCAGAGTAAATCTTGATACTCTCCACAAATCGGACAAGGCACAAAATATAATCTCTGATCTGATGTTAGGTATTCACTTTCTATTCTTGAAAAATCTTTAATTGTAGGTGTAGATGTAAGTAATACTTTTTTACGTGTACTAAATGTTGTTGCCCTCTTTTCCGCAAGTGCTACAGGATCACCTTCACCTGACGCATCAGATGGAAACGCATCAACTTCATCACAACTTATATAACGGCATGGTGTGGATCTTAGTCCTGTTGCTGAGTTAGCACCTGTTATTAACATCATGCCACCAGGAAACTCTTTACTGCTTAATGTATTACCACTATCTCTACTTCTAGATGGTGCAATCTTTTCATTTAAACAAGGAGTATCAGTAATCATACTTTCTAATCTTTGCTTACTTAATCTCTTTCCCATTTCTAAAGTAGGTTGCACTAATAACATAGGTGCAGGTGCATGATCTATTACATAACCCAACCAACAATTCTGTGCTTCAGTCTTCCCAGTTTGTGCTGCAAACATTAACACCACACGTTGTACAGGACTTTGTGTACCTAAACAATCCATCGGTTCTTTTAAATATGGTGTTCTACTTGTTCTCCATTTACCTGGTTCACTACTAGCTTTACTAGACAGAATCCTATAAGTATCAGCCCATTCACTAACAGTTAGTGCCTTTTCTGGTCTTAACCCTGCTAAGAATCCCTCTTCCCATGCGTTCATTGTGATAAGTTCTCTAATGCTTCTCTATGTTCACTATTAATAATTTTATAAATAACATTTGCATCATCTTCACCTGCTAACTGATGACTTAACCTATCTGCTAAATTTATAAGTTGCTCTCTTATAGCTCTAGCTTTTGCGAAACTGCTTTTTTTAATTTCTTCTACACTAACTAATTCTTTTTTCTTTTCTAATACATCTAACTTTGCTAACTCTGCAAGATAAAATTCTCTTTTAGCTTTACTTTCTGCAAAATCTGGTATGGCATCAGATGGCAAATTATCTATCTTCTTTTTTAAATCTTTTTTTGCTTCCTTAACTGGTATAAAAATACCGTCCCATGCCTGTAATGCTAAATCTTTATCTAAAAAGTCTTTTCCATCTTCTGTTTTTACTAAAGCCTGTTTAAATATACCTTTTGCTTTTCTTTGTGATACTGCACTTTTGCTAACATTTTTTATTTTCGCCAAATCTACATAGGTTATAAGCATTAGTTAAGAGTTAAGCACTTGTTAACCATAATAGTTAAGTAGTTAAGTTACTGCAAACGCTGACGCTAAAAAATGATCGAGCTTTCAGATGACCA